TCAAGGTGCAGCGGTGATGGCATGCGCAAAGGAGCAACGCGCGGCACGGATATCCTCCTTTCGGTGCAATAAAATAGCGGCGCTCACCGGGAATAGTGAGTGCCGCTTGGCTTGATTGGGATTTTGCAGCCTAATAATATCACAGGTTCTATCCGTTGTCATCTACATTCATGTCAAAGCGTGTACCATCATCTCCCACGATGTCAAACAGTCTACCATCGTCCGCCGCCATCCGCCACTATGTCAAACCGTCCGCCATTATCCGCCGCCATCTCCCCTTACCTCCAGGCAAAAAAGAGGCCCTGCGCTTGGCAGAGCCTCTCAATCAATGTGTGGAAAGATAATTGTAGACCATCCGGGATACGCCATTTTCAGTGTAGCACTTTCCGAGTTTCCCGGCGATTTCCGCCCACGTCAGGCAGCGGACGAACCGCAGCCGGAAGATAAGGTATAGCCGGGCATCCATGATGCTGCGGCAGTACGCCTCTACTTTGAGCCGTTCCGTCTGGGCCTGCGCCTCTAAGTACTGAATGCGGTCTTCCATGTCCGCCAGTTCCACGGCCAGATCTCCGACCTTATCCCTGACACCGGAAACATGGGGCATTCCTGTCAGCTGCGGGGAGGCCGGACCTGCTTTCTGTCGCAGATTATCGTAAACCTCCCGATCCTTTTCGAGCGCCGTCTGAATGTCGTAATACTTGGACAATTCCTGAATGGTCACAACCTACCTCCGTATGCACTTCAGCTGCCGCCTTTCGGCGGTGCTTCTGCTATTTTATCACAACTCGCGGTAGGTTTGTAGACCGGAAGGCCACAAATTATGTGGTCTGCGCCAATTTTGCACAGGCCCGGCACTGTATATTCCTGACCATGGGAATCCGTGCGCCGGATAGGCGGGTCAAGCGGTATGTAGTGCACACAGGTCAGGCAGCTCATTCTTCCACCTTCTCGATTTTCGGGTACGGCTCCCTGCCCAGCGGAACCGGCCCATGGGAGCGGTAGGTGGTTCCGGGTGCCTCTTTCCTGTCTGCCGGGGCATCAAGCCACTGCTGATGCTCGATGGCATGGACAAGGTCAATGCACGTTCCCCATGATTCGTGCTGCCGCTCCCGGTTTCCGAACGGAGGAAATGCCATCTGGTAGCCCAGATTGAACATCTTCTCAACGCTCCGGCTGCGCTCATTGTACACGCCGAACTTGTACTGATCCTCATACAGCTTGCCGCGGTCTTTTCCCTCATAAACGAGGTCTTCGGAAAGGGCTTCAAACTGGCCCATGCGGATCCGCATATATTCCTCCACGGCCAGACTGATGATGCGGAGGGATTCCTCGGAAACCTCAATGCGATACTTCATCTTTTTTTCCTTTCGTTTGTTATTGCCCCATCGGCCGGTATCGATTCAGGCAGTTGACATTGAAGCAGAAACGTTCACTGCCAATGATGCGCAACTTCTTTCCGCAGTAGGGGCAGTAGGTGGGCAGCGGTTTCGGCTCGGCAGGCTCCATGTCAGCCTTTGACGCGCCGGTCTGCATCAGCTTAATCACACAATAAACCGAACCCGGCTGCGCTACTGCAAGGCAGCTCTGACGCGCCGGACATGTTGAACAATCGTACATTTTCAAGTCTCCTTAATTTGTCGGCGGCTCCAAAAGCGGTGCCCACAGTTTCACAGATCCGTAAACGCCTCCATCGGCCCGGCATCCATTTTCCAGATACCACACGCCGTTTTCGACCCAGCCCTTCATTGTGCAGTTGCCCTCACAGCAGACCCAGACGATATTGCTCATAAGGCTGCAATGTTTTTCCCCTGCGCTTTCCCAGCATTCTTCACGGACAGGCGGCGGGGTCTTTGCATCGCGCCACTGCATCCGGCGCACGAAGTCAACGACCATCTGGCTGGCCTCCCGGAGTGCAGCGGCCGCAGCGTCTTTGCCGTTGAAGCCGTGGTAATACTCGATTTTATCCAGCTCCGATGTGTCCGTTGCCGGGTCGATGAGTCGGCAGGCTTCCTCCAATGTCATTTCCTGCGCCCCCTTTCCAGACAGAACCACGGATAGCTGTCATAGCCGTGTGTGTATACCATCGTTGCCCGATCGCAATGGCCATACTCCGGGCAGCCAGAGCAGAATTCCTCGCGATTATTGAGCACCTTGCTGACCTCGCTCCACGGCGGTGCAGTCGATGTGCTGTTGAGTACCGCTGTATTCACGGAAAACAGGAAGTCAACCTCATCCGCTTCTTCCCACCGGCTGATTCTGCCGGACACCTCGATGGCTGAAAACATAACGGCTGCGAGGACGGCAAAAGCCACGCCCAGAGGAATTGCAATTGCCAAGCTCATTCTTCATACCTCCTAGCTTCCTTGTTCCAATGCAGCGTAATGGGGTTTCCGCACTTGCACGGCACTGTAAATTCCTGTTCCGCAATGTTGGTCTTGCCCTTGGCGTGGAACTCGCAACAGCTGCATTGGAACTCATACGGCGCAAGGCCACTCTCCAGCGAGATCGTAGCGCCGCAGCGACAGCCGAGGGACATCTGCGGAACGTGGAGGTATGTACCGAACTCCTTGCCGCAGCAGGGGCAGCACAGGCGCAGCAGCCCCCGTGCGCCGGGCTCCGGCGGGTGATTACTCTTTCTCATAGTTGGTTCCTTTCTCGGTCTGAAACCGAATCACTTCCCGGAAAAGCAGTTCATTCCGGTGTTCGGATTCGGTCATAAAGTTGATGTACTCCCGGAATAGCTGGCGGTCGTGCTGCTGGCGATTGGTTTCGCCCATCAGGGCTCCGATTGCCACGCCCACGGCCAGCAGCGCAATGTCAAGGAAAAGCTGGTCAGGCATCGTCATCACCCAGCACTTTCTCGATGAGGTCAAAGACACGCTCCCTGTCTTCCACCATCAGGAAGTCGGCGGCCAAAATCTCAAACTTGAGGCGGTCGGCATATTCTTTCAAATCAGGCATCAGTTCTCACCATCCTTTCCGCACGATTGGGCTGCATTGCAGTGGTCGCCACAAGTCTTGCAGCACTTATCGCATTCAGGATGGGCAGTCTTACACTGGTCGCAGGCAGTATTGATTCTGCTGCTAGGACCATACACCGCAAAAAGCTGGTGGGTGCCATCCTGCAGAGCCTTTTCGTCATCGGCCATTTCATAGCCGAGGGTGGTCAAAAGTTCATAAGTGCGGTCAAGATTTTCGTTATCGCCATGGATATAATCGTTTGTGCGTGTCTTATAATCCCACGAAGTTTCCCAATAGCCCTCTCGCTCATCGTCTACTGCATCAAAAGCCATTACCAGCAGAACTTTTTCCGGCTCGGTGCTGTATGCGTTGAACATCCTCAAGGCATCTTCCAGCTCAGTGCCCTCCTGCATTTGTTCATCAAAGCCGATGCCGAGCAAGGACAGCACGTTTTCATCATCGTCTGCGCACTTATATTCAGACAGGAGTGGCATAGCATAAACCAGAATTGCCGGAAGGTGTTTTTTGCACTCTGCCGGGGTCAATTCTTTCACGAAATCCCGGCGCAGCTCGTACATGAGTTTAGTCGTTTCGGTGAATTGCTCACAGGCCAGTCGGCTGGTAGCCCGTGCGGCTTCCAGCGCAGCGTCATCTTTATCTTCAGCAATCCTATCCCGCTTTTTGTACAGGCTGACATCACTGGAAGTAATCTTGAACACATATTCCACCTTATCCGCATCCTCCGGCACAGAAACGGTAGATTCCGAGCGCATATTCCAACTGGACCAGCAGGTTACATAAGAATACTCTTCGCTGCTGGTGTCGGTAACTTCAGTCGCAAAGGTCAACAGCTCCTTCACGCGGTCATCCCGGTAGTGGTTCCACTTCTGCTTGTTCAGGGCATCCTGCATAGCTCGATTGAAGTTCTGGGTGCCGATGGTTTCCAAAACCTCATTACGGACATCCAAATCTTCGATTTTGTCCAACTGAGCGAAATCGGACAGGGTGGCGCCGCGCTTTTCGGCTTTCTTGAAGCTGTCGTGGTTCAGCTCCAGCAGCTTGATGCGCCGCCGAACAGTGGACTGGGAGAACCCCGACTTGTCGGAGATCTGCTCCACAGTCTGTCCGAAGTCCATCATCATCTGGAAGCCCTGAGCCTGTTCGTAGACGGTGAGGTCTGACCGTTGCATATTCTCGATCATCATGGTCTGCATCTGCTCCCGCTCGTCCATCTCTACGATGGCGCAGGGCAACTCGTACAGCCCGGCCTGCTGCGCTGCTGCCGCCCGGCGGTGGCCGATGATAATGGTGTAGTCCTCGCTGGACCACACGGCCTTGGGTGTCCATGCGGCCGCTGCTGCCGAAGCGTCGCCACCCTCGTCAACGCACTTCTGGATGTACTCCCTGCTGCCAAGGTAGTGGCCGGGAATGACGGTCAGGTTCTGGTATACGCCGTTTTCCTTGATGCTGGCGGCAAGCTCGGACAGGTCGCCCAGCTCCTTGCGGGGATTGTCCGGGTGCGGATGCAACTGCCGGATAGGGATATAAGTGATATCTGCCATAGTGATTACTCCTTTCTCAATTCGAGTTAGAAAAATGTGAGTTGTCCGTTTCTGGTTTCCTTAAAGTCCTGTTTTTCAGGCTCTTTGGGTGCTGATTTGATAGATTTTTGCAAATTTGCGGGCTTAGTATCTGCTTTTTCGATTTCTACTGGTTCGACTTTCGGTTCAAGCAGTAGGTTCATCTGCGCTATCTGGCGGCGCATATACCACACGTCAGTTGAGAAGAGTGGCATATACCAGATACGATTTTGTGGCCCTGCGGGCAGCAATCCGCGGCTGTCGTAGGCCGTTGCCGGATTCACGAGTGTGTCACCGATGACTACATATCCAGCGCAGCCCATGAAGCTGCACTGGATGTAGCACATCAGCCCAACGATGAAGTCAATGTCTTGGGCTATGACAAGGACTTTGTTGTGGTAGCAGATATTCCGTCTTTTGCAGACGTTCAAAAAGGCAAGCAGCGTGGCTCCAGCACCGCAGGCCGGGTCGGATACCGAGATGAAGCCCTCCATGTCCGGGTGCAGCTTCGGGTCAAACGTAATCTCAGCCATGCAGCGGCACACATCGTAGGGAGTGAAGAACTGCCCGGCGTGGTCGTTTCCCAACTCGCACATCATGTACAGGGAACCAAGGAAATCTTGGTCGGGGTTCTGCTCCATGCCCATGACCACCTCGGCCAGCATTTCGGCCATACCGTCCCGCTCCTTGGCGGAGTATTTGGAAATGATGGTCTGGTACATCTTGGTGCGCTCCGGGGCATTCACCTTATCCGTGCTGTTTGAAATCTCGATGGCCGTCAGGGTGACGAAGTCCTCCCAAATCTCCCAGCGGCTATGCTTTCCTGTCAGCCCGTTGAAGATTTTGAGGAAGTTCTTCTGATGGTCGTCGCGGATGCTGCGCGTTACTGCTGCCTTTGCCATGAGTTATTCCTCCGTCTTGTGGAGGTAGTAACGACCATCGTAGAAGTCGATCAGGTCTTTACTTTCCAGCTTATCCAGCAGCTCCGTGGCCGCGCTGAGGTTGATGTTCAGTTTATCCGCCACATAGGGCTGCGTTACACCGCTGGTATCAATGAGCGCCAGAACCTTTGCTTCATCATCGGATTCCGCTTTATCCGCTTCTGCGGTTTCCTGCGGCGGCTGAACCACGGGAGGGGTGTTCTCTCCGGCAGGCTCCGGGATGTCCGGCATCTTGGCACCGATGGCCGTCAGACGGCCGCTTTCAATGAGATCCCGGAAGAAGAACTGAAGGTAGTAGGAGTGCATATTTTTGAAGATGTTCTTGATTTTGCCGAACAGGGCATCCTCGATGGTGAAGGTCTTGCTCATGCGGTAAACCAGAGCGCCATCCTTCATCGTGAACAACAGGTAAGCATCCGGGGAAATATAACTGTCCTCGCTTGCAGCCTCCAGCATGGACATCTGTTCCCCAATGCCGCCGACCGGGCGGATAATCAGCTTGATGGGGTAGGCGTTCTTGATGAAGGTGTAGGTCAGGTCGTGGGCCTCGCAGATATTCTTCAGCTTGTTGCGCTGAGCGGCAAACTTGGAGGCTTCGTTTTCGTAGTTATCCATGATATGTATTCCTTTCATTTGTTCGATGAAAAAATATAATCGTTCTCCCGGTTCTCAATGGCTGTCAAGCCGACGGCGTATGCCGCCCAGATGTCTGCCTTAAAGCCGTAAAAGAAATCCGGGGCCTTCTTTGTGCCACGGCCGTTTTTGAGGTCGTGGTCTGCAAAGCGG